ATTTCAGAAGCCCCGGCGGGGTGTTTGATTTGGGGACTAACTGCCCTATTACTACAGAAAACGGGTAATTAGTCCCTAATATGTGCAAAAAATTTAGACGTTAAATGTTACGCCCACAACATGGTTGTCCTCCACCCGAATCTCCTTGATTATTGACCGCCACAAGCGGCGCTGATCATCCTTTTCGAGTGTCCTGTATATCGCCTCAAAGTCCGTATCAAGGAAGGCTCTCAGTTTCCCAATATCAGGAGCCTTTTCCGCCTCGTATTCCGATTCCAATGCCTTTGCGATATCCTCTTTCAGCTTCGCCGCCATTGCTGTATATTCATCGTCCGGCATGTTCCCAGCGAAGTATGCAACGTTCAGGCGGCGGAGCTGTTCTTTTGCTTTCGCTACATCAAACTTGATGATCCGCTTTTTCTTTTTGGATGATGCGCCGACCTCCGTTTCGGAGATGTATTCCTCGATCATTTCGCGTATATGCTCAAGCAGATACTTTTCTGTTTTCTTCTCTGATACGCTGGAGCGGTATGTGCATCCTGTATTGTCGCGCCCGTGATTACAGCGATACGCATTGTATTTGATGCTCCGGTCATTTGGGTATGACTTATATGTTGCTTTGAGTGTGTGGCCGCAACTCGGGCAGGTGATGAGCCCCGAGAAAAGGTACACATTCCAAGCCTGGGCCTTTTTGATCAAGTTCTTCCTATCCTGAATCTTTTTCCAGTTCTCGCGGCTCACATAGGCAGGGCAGAAGTCCGGTATACCCTCGAATGTCCCGCAGTATATTTCAAGCTTTCCGGTTCGCAGCCACTCCTTCGCAGCTCGTGTCGTACCATATTCCGCGTTTACCAAGAATCCGGCCCGGCGGACGCTGTTGTATTTCAACGCATACTCCCAAAAGGCGGTAATTGCGGCCTCAAGTTCGGGGTCTTTGACCAATTTTCGCAGGCCGTCCACGATTTCCGCCTTATAGCCGATTGGGACGCGGCCATACGGGTATTCTCCACGGTTTACTTTACTATTGAATACGAACTTGATACGCTCGGATGTTCGGTCTGCCTCGTTCTCTGCTACAGATAGCATGATGTTAACCTTGAGGCGACCGTCCGCCGTTGCGGTATTATAGTCCTCCATGGTGGCCTGCCAAGTCACATTATTTTCGTCCAAGACAGCCTGAACCTGGTGATACTCCCACACATTACGGAACCAGCGGTCAAGCTTTATGAAGAGGATTCGGTCAATCTTCCCGGCCCGCACATCGTCCAACAGCTCTTGCATGACTTTCCGCTTCAAGGCTGGCTTCCTGGCCGAAAAACCCTCATCCCGGTATGTGCCCACGACCTTATATTTCTTTTCCTTAGCGAAGTGTAGAAGTTCGTCCTCCTGCGCCTGCAAGCTATATCCATGAAGCGCCTGCTCCTCGGTAGATACGCGGATATATAGCGCAACTCTGATAATGCGGTCTATTTCTGCTTTCATTGACAATCTCTCCCTAGTTCGCTATAATAGGAGAGCATAAATGCTCCATTAGCGTGGTTATAGTTGTTTATGCAAAGCCCCAGGGTGTTCCGGCACCCTGGGGCACTTTTTATATTTCATCCGATGTCAATCCGCGCAGCAATTTCTTCATCCGTGAAACCAGCGGCGGCTAGATACTCATTCCGTGCATCGTTCACAATCTGCTCTGCGCCCGGCATGATTGAAATGCTTTCCTTCGCGGACTCCAGCTTAGAAAAGTCCTCATCATCAATATATTTCGACAAGTCATGTGCAATCATGTAGACCGTAGATACATACCCGTTAGAGGCATCAATATATGCTTCTGCACTTTCGTCCTTGATCTCGTCAAACTCATCCTTCCAGTCTGAGCACCAATCCTTCACTTGCTCGCAGTATGAGTATACGTCCACAATAGTAGTTTCTCCAGTCCCGAGTTGCTGAATCATCCCGGAAAGTTTTTCATAGGAAGCTTTTGCGGATCGAACGGGCTTGTAAATTGCAAGGTCATTCTCTCCTGCGGTCTTTTTGGATTCATCCTGGGAGGTCGTTGCTGGGCTTTCCGCAGGAATAACGGTTTCTACCACTAGGTTGTTTTCTGGTGTGCTGTCTGGATTATTTGGCTCGCGGTCACGTCCACCTATTCTGCTAATTAGAGATAGCACAACGATTACGCCGATTGCAATTGGAATCCATTTTTTCGATTTCTTTTGCTTCTCCCCAGTCACAGTTTCTTTACTCACAAGAAAACCTCCCTCTTTTACCCGCTCCTAAGAGCGGGCTTTTTTATTGCGCTTTTTTCAGCTCGGACAGCTCCTTGCTCATGGAGCGGATCACCTGTTTCAAGAGAGCCACGTCGTCCTCTATGGCCTCGATTCTGGTCATGGGAGTTAGCTTTGCCTGCACGCCTTGTAACCCCTCAGCCAGCAAGTCAAACTTCGGCATAACATCTGAATCAAAATAGGCAATCATACGCTCTTCAGATGCCCGGATGGATGCGTCAATCATGGTCTGGATGGACTGTAGGTCTTTTTCGTCTAACATGTCTAAAACTCCTATTCTTTCTTTGTCAAGCGATAAGAGAACCTCGTTTCGCTCTGCTAACGAGGGTACTCCGTCCTATTGCTCAGCAGAAGTAAGAGATACTGCCGAAGTAGGAAATCTACTTCAAGAAATGAAGTAGGGTACTACTGCGACTGTCCAATAGTCTGAGCTTTTGGGATAGTGGAATCAAAATCTGTATACTCACCAAAATGAGAGGGCTCTATTTATGGGAACTGTCACTTGATGATATGAAACAAATGTTCTATAATGGATGCACACAAGGAATTGCGCGGGGACAGTGGAAAGGGACGATATCATGGAACCGAAGCTGGAACGGACGGACACCGACGAGGTAATCAAAAGGGAAAAAGAGGCAATTAAAAGGCTGCTAGACTTGGCAGACGAGCGGAAGCTAAATGATATTTACAACTTCATCCTGCACATCCTATAACCCATGAGGGGACTGGCTACTGGCCGGCCTCCTCTTTTTTCATTTCGTCCAGCAGTTTCCGGGCCAACTTTTCCAAAAGACGCCATTCCTCGGTATCCAAGCGGGCCAAGACAGAAACCAGCCGAGTGCGGAAGTCAGGGATATCATCTTTTAGTATATCCCCCATAAAGGAGGTCAGCTCGTCGTTGCGGTTCTGTGGGCGAAACATCTTGCCATCCCCGTAGCGTAACCAGTCCTCGTTGACGTTAAACTCTTTGCAGATCAGGGTAATAACAGTATCAATAGGTTGATTACGTCCCATCTCATATTGTGCGACTGTATTTTGTTTTACACCAATTTTATCTGCGAATTTCTGCTGTGTAAGGCCCAAGGCTTTACGCAGTTCTTTTATACGCTCGTTCACCGTGACACCTTCCTTCTGCCCCGATATTATCACTTTCTGCTCTATCTGTCAAGAAAAAATATCACAGAAACAATAAAAAGGGGTTGACAAATATCTCGTAAAGATATATTATAATCACGAGAACAATAGTGAAAGGGGTGAGACAATGAGCACAGAAGAAAAGACGATTGCCCGATCCTTGGCAGAGGCAGTCAAGATCTTACCGGATGGGAAGCGGGAATATCTGCTCGGCTACGCCGAGGGCGTGGCGGCAATGGCAGAGGCTGCCAACAGTGCACCAGCCGCAAACAAGGATATGGAGGTGAGTTAATGGAGAAAACCTTGGATCGTTACGGTCTGGCGCAGGTAGTCATCAAAGACGCCATCAATGGTGAGGCGGAGATTTACATCGACGGCCACCGTGTGACCGGCGTCATCGGCTATAAAATCGAACAGGACGCGGCGGTAAACCGGGTGCCGCTCCTGACAATGCAGGTCAACTGCCAATTAAACCTAGATTGCGGAGCGATTCCCGTTTTACCCGAGCCGTGGACATGGTTCTATGCGCCGAAGGTTCCGAATTTTACCGATGTTCGGGACATTCCTTGCAAGCCTGAGTAAACCCGACCGTTGCACTTTACTCCGCGCATGAGTGTGAAATAAATCACAGAAAGGAGCATGTATGGACAAGGCTTTAAGAGTACGGCTGGAAGATGCCGAGCAGATTTTATCTGACGTATCTATCAAGTGTTGCGAAGTCCTGAACCTGATTTCTGTTCATGGCGTGACGGACGCACACAGAGAAGCACTCCACATCGCCGCAAGGGTCGTATATCTCGCAGAGCTCGGCAGGAAAAAAATTCGCCAGGGTCTGCAAGATACAGACCCCAGCGAATGCGGTTAGGTCACTTCCCAACCAGACAAGTCATCTGGGACACCATCGACCAGCCCTGCAAGGCTGTCCCACTCCGGGCATCCAGTAACGTGCTGCAACACGTTATCGGCCTGTGCCTGCGGAGTATCGCAAGACTCCCAGATGTCGCCGCCGAAGAGCAGACCATACTTCCCATTGCGCAACGGCACTATAGATAGCTTCCCTATGGGGCTATCGTAGACCCACAAAAAATCTCACCTCCTTCCGCCGGTATTCTATCACCGGACGCGGGAGGTCACAAGAAAAATGAACAGGAGATTGAGCTGAAATGAACTATTTGACTGACGAGCAGGTGGAGCAAGAGATTGAGCGCCTGCGCAACTCTCCCTATGTGGCACTAGCCCGAAAAGAGCAGTATGTCCGGTGCCAACGTAGGCAGGCACTTTACAGTTTGCGTCACCTGGAGAAGAAAGGAAAGTCGCTTGCAGCATCCGGCATCACCATGGATATGTTGGATGCTACCATGGAGGATTAGACAACACTGAAACGTGATCTTAATCACAGAAGGGAGCCCGCCATGAATGGAACAGAGCTGACCAGAGAGGAAAAAACCGCTGTTGTCAATAAGTTTTTCTCTGAACTTGCTGACATCCTCAGCGAGAAATATGGGTGTGATATCAAGATATGGGCCATCCCAAAGTCAAAGGAGGATACCAAAGATGAAGCGAGAGGAACGGAAAGTGCTTGACCTGCGCAAAGGGTACACCATTGACGAGGTAGAGGAGCTGCGCAACGGGCGGCTGATCAAGATGAGCTCTATTGACTACCCGAGTTGCAAGGGCCGCAGGAAGGCCAAGACGAGGAGAACGACCACTATGGCATTGGTATTCGCTACCGCCGCCGCTGTGTTGGCAGCGCTCAGCTTGGCGTCCAGCGCGGCCAGAGCGGAGGAGCCGAGCATCGTTAAGGAGCCGGAGCCGCTTATCAAGGAAATGGTCGAGCCTATGCAGACTGTTGGTGAGGACTCAATGGAGGCTGAGAAAATCGAAGCCGCTCTGATCGAACAGGGGTATTTCCGGGAGGACGTACCGCTGAGCTATGAGCTCCAGGACGTGCTTAGAACGGCGAGTGAGGCCAACGGCATCCCTTATCATGTTGCCCTTGGCCTGATTGAGACCGAAAGCGGCTTCGACCCGGAGGCTGTGAGCTCCGCAGGCTGCTATGGGCTGGCCCAGCTTAACCCTACCTATTTCCCGAGTGGGTTATCCCCGGCGGATAACTTGACCACCGGCATGGATTACCTGGGGTATCAACTGGAGTGCCACAACGGCGATCTGGAAGCAGCCCTGACGGCCTATAATGCCGGTCATGACACCGGGGCCAGGTGGTATGCTGAGGCCGTCCTGGGGGCGGCTGAGAAATGGCAATGACCATCACCACCGAGGCCGAATGGCTCAAGGCCCGCCTGAACGGCATCGGGGCCAGTGAGGCAAGCGCCATTGTAGGCTGCAATCCGTACATGAGCAACACCGACCTATGGAAGGTCAAGACCGGACGCAAGAAAGCGGCGGACATATCCAGCAACGAGCATGTCGCCTATGGACATGCCGCCGAAGGTCCCATCCGGGAGCTGTTCGCCCTGGACTACACTGGCCGCTATGAAGTGAGCTATGGCGGGGCCTTTGATATGGTTCACAACCCGGAATACCCCTGGCTGTTCGCCACCCTGGACGGTCGGCTGGTGGAGAAGGGGACAGGCCGCCATGGCATCCTGGAAATCAAAACTGCCGAGATCCTGCGGAGCATCGCCCGCGAGAAGTGGCGGGACGGCGTGCCGGACAACTACTATGTCCAGCTACTCCACCAACTTCTTGCCACAGGCTGGGACTTCGCGGTGCTCCATGCACAGCTCAAGCGTGTTTGGGACGGAGAGGTTAAGACCACCCGGCAGAGCTACTTCATCGAGCGGGCCGAGGTCGAGGGCGACCTGGCCTACCTGCTGGAGCAAGAAACAAAGTTCTGGGGCTATGTGCAGCGGGACCAGATGCCGCCGCTCATTCTGCCCAACATTTGAGGAGGGACGATATGACCAACCTTGTACAAGTCCAGTTCCGCAACCGCTACGGCAGCGGATACAGCGGGGCGGCCTACACCTACCGCGCCGACGTGCCCCTGAGTGTGGGCGATGTTGTAACGGTGCCCACCAAATGGGGCGATTCCGAGGCTCGCGTTTGCCGGGTGGACGTGCCCGAGGCAGAGGTGGCAAAGTTCCACGGCGAGCTACGGCACATCACAGAAGCAGCTACGCCCGGCGGCGGTCTGTTCGACGACTTTTTCAAGTGATACCGATAACCACAAACCACGCGAAAGGAGACCTGCATTATGGAAATTGAAATCTATTCCCCTACCAACGGCCAGCCGCTTCCGGCGGTCAAGTGGAATTACCCCGAGGTCAAGGCATGGCTGGAGGACGGCCTGGCCGCCTACAAGGGCCGTGTTTACACCGAGGACACCATCACACAGGGCAAGAAGGATCGGGCCAACCTGAACAAGCTGGCTGACGCCATCGCGGCGAAGCGCCGGGAGATGAAGGCGACGTACCTGCACCCCTATGAGGAGTTCGATGCGCAGGCCAAGGAACTGGAGGGCATGGTCAAGGCGCAGTCCGCCGAGATTGATGCCCAGGTGAAAGCATACGACAACGCCCGCAAGGAGGAGAAGCTGGCGCAGGTCAAGGAGCTGTATGGGGTACTCATCGGCAACCTGGCGGCGCTGGTGCCGTATGAGCGTCTGCATAATCCCAAGTGGCTGAACGTCACGACCTCCATGACCACCATCACCGAAGAGATGGGGCGGACGATTGACAAGATCATGGCCGGCCTGGCATCCATCGACACCCTTGGGCTTGAAGCTGACATCGCGCAGCAGGTCAAGGGTGTGTTCTTGAAAGACTTCGACCTTGCGGCGGCCTTGACCGAGAAAGACCGTATTATCCAACAGCGTGAGGAGCTGGCGCGGCTCAAGGCGGCCCGTGAGGCCGATAGCGCCCCGCAGACGGCCCAGCAGGGCGCTAGAGGGTACGTGGGCGCGTCCTCTGAAAACACTGCCACGGCGCTCCAGCGCGGCGACAAAGACATGGAGAAGATGCACGTCATCACCTTCCGCGTCCGGGTGACGACTTCCCAGCTCCAGCGCCTGGGTGACTTCATGAAGGCCAACGGCATCCGGCCTGAACGCGTATGAGCAAGCGGAGATACCGGCCAGGGCCGAAAATCACGAGCCTCAACGAGCTCTCTGAACAGGAGTTCGTTTATTGGGGCGGAAAAATAACCCCACGAGGCTGGTTCATGAGCTGGCAGATATTGATGGCATATCAGGCTATCAACCGCGGCTTCATCCGCCAAGCAATAAAAATCGAAAGTGAGGATAAATAGCATGGGAGTCTCTAATTCTCTTATCAGCAAAAAGGCTAACGACAAGGTGGTTGAGTTCGAGGTCAACGGGCAGACGGTCAAGTTGTCCCCGGCCATCATCCGCAACTATCTGGTGAACGGTAACGGCAACGTATCCGACCAGGAAGTGGTCATGTTCCTGAACCTCTGCAAGTTCAACCGCCTGAACCCCTTCCTGCGGGAAGCGTACCTCATCAAGTACGGCAGCAGCCCGGCGACGATGGTGGTCGGCAAGGACGCCATCACCAAACGGGCCATGCGAAACCCCAACTATGAGGGGCAACAGGCGGGTGTCGTGGTGCTCAATGAGGACGGCAGCCTGGAGAGCCGCGTCGGCACAATCCACCTGGAAAATGAGTCCCTGGTTGGAGGCTGGGCCCGTGTCTATGTCAAGGGCTACCGGCACCCGGTCGAGATCACCGTCCAGTTTGACGAATATGTCCAGATGAAGGACGGCAAGCCGACCTCCAACTGGAAGGCCAAGCCCGGCACGATGATCCGCAAGGTAGCCCTGACCCAGGCACTCAGAGAGGCGTTCCCCGAGGACTTGGGCAGCATGTATGCCCCGGAGGAAATGGGAGTCCCTGACAGCATCCTTGACGTGACACCGGTGTCCGATGAGCAGCCTGTCCATGTGGACGAAAGCACCGGCGAGGTGATCGAGCACCAGCCGGGCGGGCAGGAATCAGACCCCGAGGCCGCGTTCTTCGGAATTGAGGGCTGAGGATGCTCAATAGAATCATCCTCATGGGCCGACTGACCCGCGACCCGGAGCTCCGGCGTACACAGAGCGGAACCGCCGTGGCGAACTTCTCTCTGGCCGTGGAGCGAGACTTCAAAGACCAGGCCACCGGCGAGAAAGCTACCGACTTCATCGACATTGTGGCATGGAGGAGCACGGCGGAGCTCGCAGAGAAATATTTCTACAAGGGCCGCATGGCCGTAGTGGAAGGCCGCCTCCAGATACGTGACTGGACGGACAAGGACGGCAACAATCGTAAGGCCGCCGAGGTGGTGGCCGAGCACATGTATTTTGCCGACTCCAAGCCGAAGGACAGCGGGGCGGCGGCCAGCGGCCACGGAGGCGGACACACCACGCCGCCTGTCAGTGGCGAGTTCCGGGATATGCCGGATGACCCCGACGATGGCGAACTGCCATTCTAAATCAATTTTGGAGGTTACAAATGAACGCATACGCGAATGTTTCGTTGATTGAAAACAAACTGGACGAGCTGTTGTCCGAAAACCACCTTGTCCATACTTTCCGCACCAGCTCTTACCCCGTTGTGCTGACCATCTCCCAGGATGCCAGCCCGGAGGCGCAAGTGGCGCTCTTTGAGAGCACCGACGGCAGCGTGTCAAGCCGGGACGCAAAGCTCCGGCTCATCTTCGAGCTGGACGGCCTGAAAATCCAGACAAGCAGCCGTCTTGTGCTAACCGATGCCCTGATGAACAAAATCAAGGGCCTTGCCAAGAAGCTGAACTCTGCCTATAAAGAGGCGTTTTTCGCCGACCGAATCGGCGTTGTCGAGGATGTCAACCCGCCCGGAGAACCTGCGGATGATGGGGACGATGAGGACACCACTTCCGGCAAGTTCGACGGCTTCTTTGACGGAGAGGGCGATGAGCCGTCCGATGAATCGGATGAATAACGGACATGTGGGGGCTGGGCTTTCCAGCCCCCCGGAAGCGATGTGATACCATGGCGGAGCGCAGGATGTTTGCGAAGACGATTATAGACAGCGACGCATTCCTGGACATGCCGTTGTCAACGCAGGCGCTGTACTTTCATCTGTCCATGCGGGCGGATGACGAAGGCTTCGTGAACAACCCAAAGAAGATACAGCGGATGACAGGCGCGTCCGACGATGATGTGAAGTTGCTGATTGCCAAGCGGTTCGTCATACCGTTCGAGAGCGGCGTGTGCGTTATAAAGCACTGGCTCATCCACAACTACATCCAGAAGGACAGGTTCAAGCCGACTGTCTACAAGGATGAGCGTGCTTCGCTTGTGGTCAAGCAAAACAAGTCCTATTCGCTTGTGGATACAGACTGTATACAGGATGTGTCCAGTATGGAGACACAGGTAAGGTTAGGTAAGTCTAGGATAGGTAAGGTAAGTCTAGGTGAGGGGAGTATAGGGGAGTGTGAGGGGGAAACGGCGGGCGAGCCGCCTGCCCCGCCCCCTGTGCCGTATGAGCGCATCAAAAAGATTTATAACTCCCTGTGCCCGTCCTTTTCCCGCTGCACGGCGCTGTCTGAGGCCCGCCGCAAGGCAATCAAGGCCCGCTTTGCCAGCGGCTATACCATAGAGGACTTCCAGCAGCTCTTCACCAAGGCCGAGGCCAGCAGTTTTTTGAAGGGTCGGAATAGCCGGAATTGGACAGCATCGTTTGACTGGCTCATCAAGGATGCCAATATGGCGAAGGTGCTTGACGGGAACTATGATGACCACCATCCAGGCAGCCCAACGCGAAACGATGACCTGGACTTTATACCTGACTAGCCTGTTAGGTCGCTGGAGGCCCGAGAACGGGTTAAATATACAAATCTACATGCTTGAAAGAGATAAAAGCCCGACAGGAGCGCGTGAGCGCCCTGGTGGGCATGAATGAGAACAGGAGGAGAACCGGATGGGGCTTTTTGAGACCGTCATTGACCAAATTGTGGCGGCGGCTCCTCCCATGAAGTCAGGTGACTATGTGGGAGAGGATGGGCTTGTATACTGCGGCAAGTGCCACACACGCCGCCAGAAAAAGATAGAACTGCTCGGCGAGATGCGGACAGTTCCGGTGATGTGCCAGTGCATGATTGAGGCAGAAAAGGCGGAGAAGGCCCAAAGTCGGGCAAAGAGAATCGCCAAGGAACGCAGTCTCAGCCTCATGGAGGAGGCGGATGCCGAATGTACCTTCACAAATGATGACCGCAAGAATCCGGTGCTTTCCGATGCTGTGCGGCGCTATGCCGATAACTTCTACGAGATGCGGCAAAAGAACATCGGACTGCTGCTCCATGGGCCGGTAGGAACCGGTAAAACATTCTATGCCGCCTGTATTGCGAATGAGCTGCTGGAGAAAGAGGTCTCTGTCAAGATGACCAACTTCACCCGGATTATCAACGACATGCAATCGACCTTCGATGGGCGGCAGGAATACCTTGACAGCCTGAACCGGAACAACCTGCTTATCATTGATGACCTGGGCGTGGAGCGGGAAAGCGAGTACATGCAGGAGCAGGTCTACAACATCATCGACGCCCGCTACAGGGCGGGCCGTCCACTGATTGTGACCACCAACATCTCCCTTGAGGAGATCAAGAATCCAAAGAATGTCCAGCGGAAACGGATATATGACCGGGTGCTGGAACTTTGCCACCCCGTGAAGGTGGACGGGACAAGCCGCCGCCGCCGCGCTGTGATTGACCATTACGCAGAGCGGAACCGACTGCTAGGGATTTAGGGGGACATATGGCTGAAATCAAGTACATTGTCAAGTTGCCGCCAGTGAGCAAGAAAAACAGTCAGCAGATACTCACCAACCGAAAGACGGGCCGCCCCTTCATTATGCCATCCAGCAAATACAGGCAGTATGAACGGGAGGCGGCGTGGTTTCTAAAACCCAGGCCACCCCGGCCCATTGAGTGCGAGGTCAGTGTCAAGTGCCTGTTCTACATGCCGACCATGAGGCGGATTGACCTGAACAACCTTCTTGAGGCCGCGACTGACCTGCTGGTCAGCGCTGGTGTCCTCAAAGATGACCATTACGGAATCGTGGTATCCCATGACGGGAGCCGTGTCCTATATGACAAGGAGAACCCGAGAACGGAGATCACGATAACGAGAATGCCGGGATATTGGCAGACGGGCCTCCCGCTTGAATAGGAGCATGACTTGAGAATCAGAGACATATACCGTCCTTCCCATACCACAAAGCCGGGCCGTGGCGAGGCCATGAGGGTGGACAATCTGCGGCTTATGCGGGAGGAATGGGCGGATTTTTGTACCAACCATTGCCCGCACCCGGAGCGGAAATGCGAGCGCGGTACTTGCCAGGAATGGCGGTCAAGATTCGGAGAAAGGCGGGACGCTTGATGTGGAAGCAGATTGATGGTTACCGCTTCCCGTACCGAATCAGCGACCTTGGAGAAGTGCAGCGCCAAATGCCGGACGGGGGATGGAAACCAGTAAAGCCGTGGCTGACGAAAGGCGGCGGCGGAAGCGCCGGAATGTACCTGTACGTGAAGCTGGCAACCATCCCGAAGGGGCACAAGCGCGTACCAGTGGTGAGGCTCATGGAAGGCCGCTTCATCCGGCCAAGAAAAGCGGGCGAAATTATATCGCACAGAAATGGGATGGCTGGGGACTGCTCCAGATGGAATCTATACCACACTTGCCACCAGGAGATAAACCAAAAAATCGGAGGTGGCCTCCGGCGGTCAGTCGAAAAGATCGACGCCGACGGGAATGTGCTGGAGTTATATCGCTCGGTACAGGAGGCAGCGGACAAGAACTACGTTTCAAAGGGATGTGTCACCAGGCGCTGCATGGGCAAGGTCAAGAATCCGTATGATCTGGCCGGGTACACATTCCAGTACGAAAGGAGAGCTGACGATGGACGATAAGGTGCGCGCCCTGCTGGGTGATCACGAGGCGACGAAACTGGCGCATCTCTCCCTCTTCTCCGGCATCGGGGGACTTGACCTTGCCGCCGAGTGGGCCGGGTTTACCACCGTCGGACAGTGCGAGTGGGCGGACTACCCGACAAAGGTTCTGGAAAAACACTGGCCGGACGTGCCGCGCTGGCGGGATATTCGTACATTGACGGGAGAAAGTTTTTATGAAAAGACAGGACTGCGAACAGTTGACGTTATTTCGGGCGGATTCCCCTGCCAGCCACACAGCGTTATCGGGAAACGGCTTGCAGAAAATGATGAACGGCACTTATGGCCAGAGTTCCTGCGAGTTATTGACGAATTGCGGCCGAGGTATGTTGTTGGCGAAAATGTTAATGGCATCTTATCTACAATACATGAGTCCATTTGCACCGATTTGGAAAAAGAAGGATACGAAGTCTGGACGTTCAGTATTCCGGCTTGTGCTGTCGGAGCGCACCATGAAAGATACAGGGTTTGTATTCTTGGCATCTCCAAGGGCAAGTCAGGACTTCAAGCCGATCCGCAGGCAGACACCACAGGAGCACAGCGGAAAACACGGACAAACGCTGAGCGCCAGCCTTGGAATTATCTTCCCGGAACGTATTGGGCAGTACATCACCCCCCAGTTTGCGGAATGGATGATGGGATTCCCGATTGGATGGGGGGATATCCGCAGTACAAACAGTGGATGCAGTGTTACGGAAACGCCGTAGTCCCCCAACAGTTTTACCCGATCTTTCGGGCCATAGCGGACATAGAGAGGGGAATTATACATGGATGATATCAAATTAGCCCTGCTTGGCAATCAAGAGGCGGCCAAGCGGCTGACGGATGCGGGGGTGCTGCTGGCGTGTGCTCACTGTGGAAAGCAAGCATACATATCGGTTGATTATGAGTGTGAGCCAGACAGTATGGGCAGGAAATGGTCGTACACAGTTGTATGCGGTACTTGCTGCGCGACATCGGGTTTATGTTTTTCGCCAGAAATGGCTCGCCTCGCCTGGAACGCCCGCGCGCCGATTCTGAGCGCGAAGGAGATGAAAGAGTTAAGTCATGGATAATTTACAACCAAGCCGAATTAACGGGGGGAACTCTTCCACTGGACGCAAAGCATCGGATTTTTACCCAACGCCCCCAGAGGCAACGGTCGCACTATTGAAGTTTCTTAGCTTGCCCGCACAAGCACATATCTGGGAACCCGCTTGTGGAGAAGGTCACATGGTTGATGTTATGGAGGCAATGGGGTATGAAGTAACAGGGACAGACATCCAAGCTGGAGATGACTTTTTGACCATTCCTTTGATGGGCTGTGACTGGATCATTACGAACCCTCCGTTTCGACTGGCGGAGCAGTTTATCAGGCAGTGTGCAAAGCATAAGAAACCGTTCGCACTGCTACTGAAGGTTCAGTTTTGGAATGCAGCGAAGAGATATAAGCTGTTCCGCGAAATCACGCCTACAAGGGTACTTCCGCTGACTTGGAGACCGGACTTCACGGGGAAGGGGCAGGCTATGATGGATATGGCGTGGTGTGTATGGGATTTAGCGCCAAGAGGCACTACATATTTTTTGCCACTTGAGCGGCCGAACGCGGAGGAGTTGGAGATGCTGGAAAAGGAGGCCCAGCCGTGACGCGGGAAGAAGCGATTGACATTTTGGCGGAAAGCAAGCGACAGAATGAGGTTATGAGAGATATGCCCACCCTCACCCCGCCGAACGAGTGGGTGAGCGTGGAGGAAAGGCTTCCGGAACTGCCAGAGAAGGATTGGTGCAGCAAAATGGTTATTTCTTGCGATAAAAATGGCCATGTAGCACCGATGATTTGGGAGCGTGCACAGGTTAGAGGGAAAATGATAGAACGATGGAAATATCATTGGGATAGAATCTATGACGGCGCTGGAATCACCCACTGGATGCCCCTCCCCGCACCGCCTGGTGAGGGCAATAATGTCCCTAACGAACCGCCGAACGAGCCGCTGACGCTTGGACTGGTCGATAAGTATGGCGCACCTCTGTATGCAGGTGACACCGTGACTGCTGACAAATTTTTTATGTACGCTATCCGGTACGGAAGCCACAATGTAAACCCGAAGCAATGTGAACCCGCCTATCAGGTCGGGTGGTATCTGGAAATTGTTTGGGCACTCTACAACGAAGACAAAACGTATATCGGGCACACTGAGGCGCTGTATGACATTGGTGGAGTGGCTGCCAGATACCCGGCCCATTGTGCGGATACTACGGAGGGAGTACAAAACCTGCTGTTGTATAAGCACCGCCCGACGGAGGTATCGCCATGAGACACCAATACACCCGCGCAGAGCTGGAATCCATCACCCAGGAGACGGCAATCTACATTGAGGGAGCAGGGATAGCCCAGCTCCAATGGGGCGGCCTGGAGATTGCAGAAGGGTGCAGGGATGGATATCTGTACTGCAAGCACATCAAGCCGTTTAGCCTGGAGCTGTACGGCCAATACTGGACGGCCTTTGACGGGCCGCCGGAAAGGGGAAAAAATAATGAAAATCCCAGCGGAATTTGAGGACATTTTACGGGGTGTAGAGTTGACGGAGAGAGAGAAGCGGTTCCTGCGCTGGATAACCAGCTGGGACGACCACACAATGCAGAACATGAGAACCGTGGTGGAGAAAGTACGGAGCACCCTCTCCACGCTCCAAGCCGAAAACAAGGAGCTGCGGGCCGAGCTGGAGCAGGTGAAGCGGGAGAGGGATGCGGCGGTCAGTGATCTGACATTTGTGGTGAATCAATATCGGCTGGAGACAACAGGAATAGACCTTTGCGGACTTTGTGAGTATGATTTGCCACCAGTAGGGGAAAATGGACAAACCGCAGAATGCCCCGGATTTTATGTGAACGATTGCTTTAAGTGGCGCGGCCCGGAGGAGGGGTGAGCATGGAGAGACTGACATACTGGTGTGACAATGGGCATGGTGGTGGGAAATGGTTTGTAGCTATCGATGCCGAAGGAGGAGAAGATTACGGTCCGCACGTTGACCGCCTCGCAGCCTATGAGGAGACTGGCTTGGAGCCAGGGGAAATTGAACAACTTAAGGGTGAGGTTTTCGGCCTAAGATTGGACAAGCAAGAGTTAGAGCAATATCGTGCTCTCGGCCCCATTGACCGCCTCCGCGAACTGGCCCAGACGGACAAAGACGGAAAAATAAAAGCGTACATCGTGGATAGCTTTTATTGCGATATCTGCCAGAAACGGCACGACAGGATAAAAGAGATCAAAGTTTATTTGACCCGCAACGCTGCCGAGGCCGCACTTTCAGAAAGAAGGTAGTTTAGTTTATCATGATGGGCTGTATATTTGCCCCAAGTGCGGGACTGTAAAGTTCGTGGCACAAAAACCATTAAGACAACAGGAGAAAATAATATGAGCATGAATGATTTGGCAAAAGAAATCCATCAGAACGCTGTAGAACATGGCTGGTGGGACGAGCCCCGCAGCTTCGGAGATATTGTGTCACTGTGTCATTCGGAGCTTTCCGAGGCCCTGGAGGAATACCGCGCCGGGCGGCCCATGGTGTGGCATGCGTGCCTGGCAGCAGACGAAAAAATCCATTGTCTCAAAGGAGGCTGTGGCGACTGGACCGCTGGTGCCTGCGAGCTCGACAGCATCGACGAAAAGCCGGAGGGGATTGCTACCGAAATGGCTGACTGCATCATCCGCATTCTGGACTGGGCCGGGAAAGAAGGCCTAGACATGGACGCCATTATCCGCGAGAAGATGGAGTACAACCGTACTAGGCCGTACCGGCACGGGGGAAAGGTGCTGTGATTATCGCCCGGGCTCATTTTTGGTATAAGCAATAATACATCAATCAATTTTCGGCGGGAGGATAGAATGGGAGAACCGATCACCAAAGAAAGACTGCACAAGTACATCTTCATCCGCCGGGAAGTGGAGAATCATCTGGAGCGGCTCACAAGGGTGAAAAACCAGGCGCTGATCCCAGCGAGGAGGGACGGAGACGGCTCCCAGCACACGCCTGGAGCGTCTGACCGTATGGCTGACGCGATCATCAAGCGGTTGGCCTATGAGGACAAGACCTCAGCCGCAATCAATGAGAAACTGGACGAGATGGACAGGGTTAGGGGAGCTATTGACTGCCTGGATGACCCTATGGAACGAGAGGTGCTTAGACTGCGCTACATAGACGGCATAGGATACCGACACATGCCATGGAAGGACGTGGCCCGAAGGCTGTACGGAGACGACGACGAAAGCCAGATGCAGGCGGTCTATAGAGTGCACGGGAGGGCGCTCCAGCATATACGGGCTATTGAGGCATGAAAAGGGGCGGCCCAAGCGGGCCGCCCTCTTACATATCAGGTACAAACTCCATGATGTCCCCAGGTTGGCAATCTAGGTATTCGCATAGCCGCTCCAGCGATCTAGTATCTACGTGCCCCTCTCCTTTTCGCATCTTCTCAAGTGTGGCGACACCGACCACCTTGTCACGTCGCAGGGAGTACATGGTCAGCCCCCTCTTTTCAATGAGTGAAAATAGCTTGTCATATCGCATCGGCATTTTACCATCTCCTTGAACTGTATTATACCAGACGGAAAGGTCTAGCTCTAGTGTAAATTATGCACAACAATATGTACTAAATCTTGTGTAATATTGCTGTTGACTATGTACTAAAGATAGTGTAATATAGCGGATGTAAGGCAGGGGCGGCAAGCCCCTTATGAAAGGAAGTGAGGACATGGACGAGATGACAAGCGCCGAACTCAATCAGTTCTTAGAGAACATCGCAAAGCTGATTGAAGCGACCGCCACCGATCCCGAGACCGCAGCCAAGATCGTGCGGGACAGCAAGGTCAAGGCATAAAAAAGAGTAGCGACCCCCGCTAAAGCGCCGCTACTCAAACACCCCGAAAGGCGAGCGGGAAGCCTTACTCCCGCCGCCTTGATTATAACCGAGTAAGGCAGAAAAATCAAGGAGGAACGCAAAATGATGATGTCCGAATTTATCGACCGCACCGGCTTCGAGCCGACCGCCAAAGAGTACGCCAAGATCGAAGAAGCCTATTACGACTTCGACGGTGACAAGGACGCCTTTTGTAAGGCTTTCGTCAAGGACGGCGGGGCGCGGAAGCTCTGCAAGGCCAGGGCCGCCGAGATCGACCGACTGAACAGCCTGCTGCTGGAGAGCGAGCGGCAGTACAAGAAGGATATGGCCGACCGTGAAAAGCGGATCGACGAGCTGACCGCCGAGCTGGACCGTGAGCTTGAATGGAAGCCCAGCGATGGTACCGGAACGAACATGGAGCAGAAGCGTTACGAGGAGCTTGCCAAATACGGCAAGGCAATGACCGACGAGGAGGCCAAGGCGTTTATCGCTGACGAGTGCGGCTTCGATCCCGAGAAGATCCGCATTCTGCACGAGGTCAACACCTACGAGGTCAACAAGCACCGCCGCATTCGCAAGGCTGGTACCTTCGACCGCGCGCCCGTGTACGAGGCCACCGATTGGAACTATGTCCGCTTTGACTGCGCCTGCTTCATGTATGAGCTGGTCAACGGCGAACTCCGCTTCTACTGCTGCTAAACCACCGCCCGCCCCGGAGGTCACGAGGGCAGAAGGGAGCACACTATGGCAAACTATTGGGAAGCCGATTTCCTCCTGGTCTGTGACGGCCGGGAACATGTATGGCGCGAGCTCACCCCGGAGGCCCAAGCGCGTATTCACCACGAGTTCGGTCAAGGGGCCATGGAAGGAAAATTGTTCACAAAAGATTTCGAGCCCGTCTGATGATGGCTCGCCGGGCACGGGCCGAAACGCCCTTCGGGGCGTCCGCCGAGGGATGGCCGCCCAGCGCTGATGAGGCAGGCCGAACACGCTAATGGAGGAGAACACCAATGACCGAATATCTAAACACCGCAATCAATCCCGATGCTCCATGGTCTTTCATCACCGACACCGAGGAGAACATACTCCACGACCTGGAGCACTACACCCTTGACCCCGTGTTTGAGTTTTACGGGAACTTTGTAAACCCATCCCCGGAGTGGCTGTCCCAGGAGGTTGCCGCCAAATACGCCGGATGCACAAGCATTTCCGGGAACTTCCTGTACCTCTCCCACGCCTTCCGCCTGGTCACGGATGACACCGGCCTGATCTCCAGGCTCTCCGCTGCGATTGAACGGAACAAGGTCCGTCCAGAATATCAGGATGCACTCAAAAAGCACCTTGCCGACCTTCCTACGCTCACAAAAGAGAACGCCTATGTGGGCCGCTGCTATGCCTTCGCGGGGAGCTGGTTCAGACTGACAAGGGTTTACCGCTTAACGGAACAGGAAGCAAACGAAAAGGCCCTGCTTTATCTGGATCACTTCGAGGGCGCCACCCGCCACGGGGAGACCATCGGCGGGGCCATTCCGGGTGGCGATACATTGCAGAGCACCAAAGGCTGGGAAATATAACACCTATGCGAAGAGGTCATATCAATATGGACATTTACGAGAAGATGAAAAAATACAAGGTACAGGCCGCATCCGTCGAGGACTTTCGGAAACGATATACCCGCCCAAGTGCCTACCAACAGCGTGGGGCCGAATATGTGGCCGCTGTATTGGAGAGCGCCCGCCGCGACCTGGAGAAATACGGCTATACCATCATCAGCCGCCACGACAGCATTACCGGCGATGTAGTGGCCTACTATGGGAAGGAGGGCGGTTGAAATGCTGAAACCTTATGAATCCCTGAGTGAAAGTCAAAAGGAGGATGCTAGGGAAGAACATCCAAAGGACTTTTGGGAGTGGTGGTATAGCTTTGATGGTGTAAAGCTCACCTTTTCCGCAAAATAGCCGAAACGGGCCAACCAGCCCGTCGCCGGGAGCCGCCCTGCCCGGCCTGATGATGGCAGGGCAAAACCACGCTAAGAGGAGAAAGACTATGAAATATTACAACATCGACGAGAACACCGCCCGTACCGCCCATTACATGGTTCACATGGGTGATTACAAGCCCGGAAGCGCAACGGAGGGATACCGCGCCGCCGTGGATGAGGCCGCCGCCCGCATGGACAAGGCAATAGCTGAGGCCACGGCCTTTGCACAGCGCCCCATGCCGGACTTCGAGCTGACCAGCCTGCGGGGGAAGATTAAGCGAGTGCAGGCCCGGTTGGAGGAACTGGAGAAGCTGAGAGCTGGAGACGCCCCGGAGGGCTGGAAGTTCGACGGTGGCGAGGTGGTCATCAACACCGATCTGAACCGGCTGCAAATCGTCCTTGATGGCAGGCCTGACGATAACATGAAGCAGGTGCTCAAGAGCCGGGGCTTCCGCCGGGCACCTTCTCAAGGAGCATGGCAACGGCAGTTGACCGACAACGCTATCTATGCGGCTAAAATAGTTACAGGAGGAACAGAATAATGGAAATCAACCACATATCCGTAAACGCGAATTTCAAGTACCTATGGCTTAAAACCGTCAAAGGGGTAGACCTGGAACAGCACTGTGCCAGGTGTCTCAAAGGTGAGTACGATAAGCGAATTTCCCCGGCCATGAAGGAGGGCCGGGGAATCGCTCTTGAAGATTCTGTTTATTACCTTTGCGGCGTGGCGCAACCGTTCAAATGGGAGAAGAACTTCCACCTGGCCTTTATGCCGCAACCCGGCAGCACTATCCACTATGAGAGCAACGGGATCACCGTGGAAATCGAGGGGGCGGTGCAACTGCCCATTTGCACGGACAATATCGACCAGTCCCACCCAAAGGCGAGGTTAAAGTCTTACCACACATGCCGGAACTGGCAGTTTGCAAATTGGTTCCAGACGCACTTAAAAAATGTTTGATAGTAAATGTCAGTAAATGATAGTAAATGTCATTGATTGATAGTTCATTTTGGGTGTACCATAAGACCATCGGAGCAAAGGCGGACGACGAGCCGCCACACTCAAGAAAGGCCGCACGGGGAGACCTGGGGCGGCCTTTCTCATGTTCCGACGCCTGGGTGGACGGGCGTAGAGTTGCCTACCGGCCAACCTCCCGAGCCGATACGGGAAGGGCGCCGAATCAGCGACAAACGAACAGAGAAACCAAAGCCCGCAGGAGCATCCCTGCGGGCTTTTTATATGCCGCCCCTTGCCGCGTGAGGCGAGCTGCGGCACCAATGAGAGGAAACGCATGGCGGGACAATCCCCCGCCTCCTCTCCGTTCAAATTGAAGGGGAGGCCTCTCATATGAACGAATTGAAACTTTTTGAAAATCCTGAGTTTGGGGCAATCCGCACGATTGAGGAGGACGGCAAAGTGCTGTTCTGCGGGAAGGATATTGCGTCGGCCCTTGGGTACAGTGACCCGAAAAAGGCGATCGCACGTCATTGCCGTGGGGGGACGAAACGCCCCCTCACCGACAGCTTGGGCCGGGAGCAAGAAGCTGTTTTCATACCAGAGGGCGACATCTACCGGCTGGCGGCCAAGTCGGAACTGCCTGGGGTGGAGCGGTTCGAAAGCTGGATCTTCGACGAAGTTCTGCCCTCCATCCGCAGGACAGGGGGCTATAACATCCCCAAGGACTACCCTTCTGCTCTGCGGGCTCTGGCTGACGCGGAGGAAGAAAAGCTTGCCCTGCTTGCAGAGAATGAACAGCAGCGGCAGGCGATCGCGGAATTTGAGCCAATGAAGCAGTATATCGACACCATTCTCAGCAGCACAGGCACTATGACCACCACGCAGATTGCGGCGGACTACGAAATGAGTGCAAAGCGGCTCAATCGGATCCTCCATGAGGAGGGGGTGCAGCACTGCGTCAACGGCCAGTGGATTCTCTACCGTAGGCATATGGGCAAGGGATACACCAAGTCCAGCACCTTCCACTTTATACACACCGACGGGAGGCCGGATGCTAAGATCACCACCCAGTGGACGCAGAAGGGTCGCTTGACCATCCACAAGCTCCTGACAAAGCGTGGCATTTTGGCCGCGATGGACAGGGCCAACGCAATGAAGGAGTGAAGGCAGTGGCAGTCACGATTGAAATCAAAGACATGAAGAAGCTGCAAAGGCAGCTCAAGAAGTTGGAGAAGGCCCCACAAAAGGTTATCAATAGCACCATTGGAGAGATGAAAACGCGCGTGCCGTCCTGGATCGCCACTGAGGTATCAAAGGTCTACGGAATAGATAAAAAGGAAATCACAGACCAAAAGGCCGGAACGGTCAAAGTCCAAGGAAGCAGGATGGATAATATCGTTATAGATTACCAAGGGCGTATGCTTACCCATGCACATTTTGGCATGTCCCCAAAAGCCCCTAAAGAGGACCGAGGAGGATACACGATAAAAGCGTCCGTTATACGTGGGCAGAAGAAAGTGATCGGCAGGGTCAAGAAATTGACTAAGAAGCAAAAGAAAAACATCGGGCGGAACTTCACACACCAAGGAACACAGAACAGCCCGACGTCACCCAACATGTTACTCACCACAAAGGCGAAAAGAGCGGATGCAGTACAGTTCATCCCATTCCAGCGTACTGCGCAGGTTACTCGTGGGAGAAAAGGGGTGTGGGAAAAATTTACGGCTATATCCCTTCCGCAGATGGTCAGCAGCGAGCGAACCGCGCCGAACATCCAGAAGGCCATTGACGAGAACCTGGAGAAGCGGCTGGATCATTATATGAACAGGTACATGGGCTCATGATATGGGCGGGCCGCCACTGGGCCTACTGGGTGCGTTACCCTATTGCTGCCCTCGCGTGCGCGAATATATATACTATATAGTTTCTTGTTGTGTGTAGTGTATATAGTATAGTCTTTAAGTAGCATAGATAGACAGGCAAGAGCCAAGGCAAGGCCGCAGACGGCCATGTGAGGGCTCTTTTTTATATATCCATAGCAGGACACCAGAAAGAAAGATAAACGGCGTGACGGGGCGCTGTAAGGGCGACAGGGGTATGCCGCAGGTACTTCCGGCGAGGAATGGCGTCTGTGGTGCTGGCGAGCCCAGGAATTGCCTAGTTTTTGATTTTCGATTTTAGCCGGTTTCGGTAGGAGGTGCAGCATGGAAGTTAAAACAGAATATCGGACCTCGGCGCAGGTTGCGAGGGTGTTCCGAATGACATCAAAAAACGTGCAACGGCTTACCGCCGATGGGGTTCTGGAAACTGTGGAGACTCCAAGAGGTCGCCGCTACGATTGGGATAAGACCGTTGAGATGTATGTTGCATATTTGTCGGACAAGGCCAACGGACGGGAGAAGAAGGAGACAACGGCGGAGCTGGAGGAGGCAAAGCTGAGGGCGGAGGTGGACATCAAGGAAGCCAAGGCCAAGGCGGCGCAAATGGAGCTGAAAGAGCTCCAGGGCAAAATGCACCGGGCGGAGGATGTGGAGGCCATTATGACCGACCACGTCCTTTTTTTGCGCTCCATGCTCATGGCAATGCCCGGCAAACTGGCCGTTGACTTGTCCGGAAACCACACGGCCCCCGAGCAGGCCGAGCGGGTGAAAAAGGAGATCTATTACATCCTCAACCAACTGGCCGACTACCGATACGACCCGGAGAAATACAAGGCGCGTGTGCGGGAAAGGCAGGGATGGAATGAGCGTCAAGGAGACGATGACAGCTAAAAGGCGGCGGATCCGACCAGTTGACCGAACTGCGGCCCACGCCCTATCCAACTACCGACCGCCCGCAGACCTGACCGTAAGCCAATGGGCGGAGCAGTACCGAGTTTTATCCCGTGAGAGCAGCGCCGAGGCTGGGCCTTGGCGAAACGCACGGACGCCATACCTGGTGGAGCCGATGGATGCATTTTCAGATCCCCGTGTCCGGCGGCTGACCATGGTAGCCTCATCACAGGTGGGAAAATCCGAGTTCATCCTGAACTGCATCGGATATGCCATAGACCAAGACCCGGGCTCTATGCTCTACATCCAGCCGAACATCGACGACGCTAAGAAATTCTCCCGGCGGCGGATAGCGCCAATGGTGCGTGACTGCCCGACGCTCAAGCGGAAAGTGGCCGACGCCAAGGGGCGGGACAGCGCAAACACTGTGCAGGAGAAATCCTTCCCGGGCGGGGCCCTGTCCATCATCGGTTCCAACGCCCCGGCGGCCCTGGCGTCAACGCCTGTGCGCTATATCTTCGGCGACGAGCGAGACCGCTGGGCGCTGTCCGCAGGAACCGAGGGAGACCCCTGGAAGCTGGCGGACGCCCGTACCATCACCTACTACAACGCCAAGCTGGTTGACGTCTCCACGGCGACGGTCAAGGGGGCAAGTCCCATCGCGGACGCCTTCGACGATGGCACTCAGGAGAGGTGGAAGCACCAGTGTCCGCACTGTGGGGCATGGCATGAGATCGACTTTGACGATATCAAATTTGAGTTCGACACCTTCAAGGCAGGCCGGAAAACGGACTACACCGTGAAGAGCGTAGCCTGGTGCTGCCCGTCCTGCGCCTGCATCTCCACCGAGGAAGAAATGCGGAGGCAGCCGGCGCGATGGGAGGCGGACAACCCGGAGGCGATCAGCAAGGGGCACCGCTCCTTCTGGCTCAACGGCTTCGCGTCCCCCTGGCAGCCATGGGCGAAAATCGTCTATGAGTTCCTGGACGCCCGGAAGGATCCGCGCAAACTCCAGGTGGTCTATAACACCAAGCTGGGCAAGCTGTGGGAGGATCGCGGCGGCCTGGAGAGCGAGGACGACATGCTGGCCCGCCGGGAGGACTACGGGACGCGGCCGGATGGCACGCCGGTAGAATTGCCGGAGGGCGTGCTGGTACTCACCTGCGGCGTGGACACCCAGGACGACCGCCTGGAATACGAGGTGGTGGGCTGGGGCCACTACGGCGAGAGCTGGGGCATCAAGAAGGGCATCATCATGGGCGACCCGAACGACGATGAAGTGTGGCTCAGACTGGACGACGTGATCGGCCATGTCTACAAATTCGAGAGCGGGCGCGGGCTGACCATCTCCCTGACCTTCGTCGATTCCGGCGGCCATAAGACGCAGAGCGTGTATAAGCAGTGCCGGGCGCGGCTCGGGAAGCGGGTCTTTGCCATCAAGGGCAAGGGCGGCGAGGGAGAACCCTACACCAAACCGCCGTCCAAAGTCAAAATCGTGGTCAACGGTAGGGCCATCGGGGAAACATGGCTGTATACCATCGGCGTGGATGCCGGCAAGGCGGATATTCTCAAGGGGGCTCTGCTGGTGCTGGAGCCTGGGCCGAAGTATTGCCATTTCCCGAGGCACCCGGACGCCGGGTATGACTACCGATATTTTACTGGCCTCATGTCAGAGGTGCAGGAGGAGACGCTGGAGCGTGGCCGCAAGCGGACAGTTTGGAAGGTGCTCAAGGGCCGCGAACGGAACGAGCCGCTGGACTGTCGGAACTACGCCCAGGCCGCCCTACGGGTGCTCGACCCTGACATGGACGCCGTGGAGCGCCGCTTGAAGGGGGCCCCTGAGCAGAAGGCGGCGCAGCCACAAAGGACACGCAGGCGCGGAGCCGTGAGGCGACAGAGCGCGGCAGATGATTGGTAAATAGGATAATGCGGGCAGCATCGGGAAACCGATGCTTTTTCATGCCCTGGAGGAGGAAAAAATGGCAAGCAAGACGGTCATCAAGAGCCGACTGGAGTTCCGGCGGAAGGCGCTGGAGCAGGCGCAGGCGGCCTATCTGGCCCTTTTGAGCGGGCAGGTCAAGAGTTATGCGGTGGGGTCGCGAAACCTTACACGGCTCGATCTTCCCCAACTTGAGGAGACCATCGCCAAGCTGGAGAAGGAGATCGACGGCCTGGAAGAAGAGTTGCGCGGCGGTAAGCGCCGCAAGGCGGTGGGAGCTATCCCCCGCGACTGGTAGGTTGAGCGCCTACGGGCTTCAACATATACGCCGGCCATGGGTCAGGGGTGGGGGTCTCCTCCTTCCCCCGACCCAGCCCGCCGGTAAATCTGAACAGAAAGGAGGAGGTGCAAGTGGAACAGAAAGGAACGACTGGCTCACACGGAACATCCCACGTGAGGGTGCAAAACAAGGGGTATTCCCACGGCGGGGCCAGCCATACCAAGAAGGCGCTGAAAGGCTTCACGGTGGAGAGCGGGAGCCCGTCGGAGGACATCAACGCCAACAACTACACCTTGCGGCAGCGCTCCCGCATCCTATACCAGACCGCCCCCATCGCCACCGCCGCGCTGAAACGGCAGCGGACGAACATCGTAGGGCCTGGCCTGCGGCTGAAAGCGACCATAGACCGGGAGCTGCTGGGGATGACCCAGGAGCAGGCGGCGGCCTGGCAAAGGACGGTACAGCGAGAATTTGCCCTATGGGCCAACAACAAGCGGGCCTGTGATGCAACCGGCGTCAACAACTTCTACGGGATGCAGCAGCTTGTGGCGCTGTCATGGCCTATGAGCGGCGACGTGTTCGCCTTGGTGAAGCGGGCGGCGGTGACGCCGTTGGCCCCTTACTCCTTGCGGCTACACCTGATCGAGGCCGACCGGGTGCGGACGCCGGAAGCTACCGGCGGCGGAGCTGTGCGCGGGAACCCCCTGCTAACCAACATCACAACGGCCGAGCTGTCCAACGGCAACACCATCTATGACGGCGTGGAAGTGGACGGAAGCGGGGCCATTGTGGCCTACCATATCGCCAACACATACCCAAACCAATGGGACGGAGAGCTGACCAAGTACACCCGTGTAGAGGCATACGGGCGGGCCACGGGCCTGCCCAACGTCCTGCACATCATGGACACTGAGCGGCCGGAGCAGTACCGGGGCGTCCCGTACCTGGCCCAGGCCATCGAGCCGTTGCTGCAAATGCGGCGCTACACCGAGGCGGAGATCATGGCCGCCGTGGTGCAGGCATTCTTCACGGCCTTTATCACCACCGAAGCAGGGGCATCTGATATGCCCTGCAACGAGGTAGGCGGCGACGGCGTGCAGGAGGTCAGCCGTGACCCAAATGAGTACGAGATCGGGGCCGGGACTATCAACATTCTGGAGCCTGGCGAGGACATCAAAATGGCAGCCGCTACCCATCCGCACACGGGCTTTGACGTGTTCATGCGGGCTATGTGTGAGCAGGTGGGCGCGGCGCTGGAGATTCCGGCGGATCTGCTGCTCATGTCCTTCAACTCCAGCTATTCCGCCTCTAGGGCGGCGCTGCTGGAGGCGTGGAAAGGGTTCAGGATGCGCCGGGAGTGGCTGACGGACGACTTTTGCCGCCCAGTGTATGAGCTGTGGCTGACGGAGGCCGTGGCCCGTGGGCGCATTTCCGCCCCTGGATTCCTGACTGACCCCATCATCCGGCAGGCGTACCTTGCCAGTGAGTGGATCGGCCCATCCCAGGGCCAGCTTGACCCGACGAAGGAGGTCGCAGCGGCTGTGACGGCCATCGAAAACGGTCTCTCGACCCGAGAGGCGGAGTCCATCCGGCTCAACGGCAGCGAGTACGCGGCCAACGCGGACAAGCTGGCGGTGGAGAATGAGCTGCTGCGCAGGGCTAACGGTGCAGGCTAGGCCCCGCAGGTAGTGGAAGATCACCCGGTGGATACCGGTGAGGAAGAAGAACAGGAGGAAACCAATGCCGAAACCTAACAATCACGGGATTTTGAAGCCCTACAACATCGTTGTCGATGAGGGCGGGAATAGCGCCCGCGTGGACATGTACGGGGAAGTGGTATCCGCCCGCCCGGTGGACTGGTGGACGGGTGAACCTATCCCGGGCAATTTCATAGCCCAGGACGAGTTCCTGAAAGACCTCTCTAGCCTGGAGGGTAAGGATGAGGTGACTGTCCACATCAACAGTGTGGGCGGCGATATGTACGCAGGCATTGCAATCTATAACCGGCTCAAGGGGCTGGCGGCGCACGTTACGACCATCAATGACGGTCTGGCGGCGTCCGCTGGCTCTTTGATTTTCATGGCCGGAGACGACCGCAAGATGCACGCGGGCAGCAACCTCATGATCCACGGGGCCGCCGGGTTCCTCTATGGCTATTACCAGGTCCATGACCTGCGGGACGCGGCCAAGCAGATGGAGGCCCACAACAAGGCGGGGGTCAACATCTACGCTGAGAGGACAGGCCGGGACAAGGCGGAAATCAACGCCCTGGTCGAGGCTGAGACCTGGATGACCGGCGAGGAGGCTGTGACGGAGGGATTTGCCACTGAGACCATCGGCGACGAGGCCGAACAGGTGGGGATGAAGCTGACCCCCGACCGCTCTGCGGTCATGGTCAACGGATACCCTGTTGCCGCCCGGTGTATAGGCAAGGTGCCGGACAACGTGCCGGTCATGAGCACGGAGGAGTGGGCCAAGTGGAACACCCCCAAAAACAGAGAGAAGCCGGGCTCCCCGGTTCTCGATAAAACGAAGAAAAACGGAGGTAAAGACATGGAAATCAAGAACCTTGAGGAACTCCGCGCTGCCTATCCCGACCTGATGGCGCAGGCGGAGGCCGCCGCGCAGGCAAAGGGCGTCGCGGACGAACGTGCCCGCATCCAGGGCATTGAGGACATCGAGGCCGCCATTGGAGATGCTGAGATGGTCAAGAACGCCAAGTATGGCGACAAGCAGATGAACGCCGAGCAACTGGCCTTCGCGGCCATGAAGGCCCAGGCGGCTATCGGAGCGAGCATGCTCAATAAGCTGGGCGAGGACGCCAAGAACAGCGGCGCGGGCAGCGTGGAGCCTACCCCGAACCCCGGCGCTGAGCCCAAGGCGCAGACCGATGACGAGAGGGCCGAAGCGATTCTGCTCAACTGTATCAAGAACAAGGAGGGCAAGTAAAATGGCGAACTATTTCGAGAGCATGGGCGCTTGCGTACCCGACAACCTGATCGCGGGGAACACCATCCCCACCCTGACTGCATCCGCCACAATCGCCGCCGCACAAGGGAAGCTGGTACGCGGCACGGTTCTGGCCGCAGGGGCCGACGGCAAGCTCAAGCAGCTTTCCGCAGAGAGCGCAGGTGCAAGCGAAACCGCCTACGGAATCCTGTGCGATAACGTGGACGCAACTTCCGAGGCCGTAGCTGAGGTGTATGTCTCCGGCCAGTTTAACAAGAACGCGCTGCTCACCAAGGCTGACTACAAGCTGTCCGTTGCAGATATCCAGGCCCTGCGCAACGGCGGCATCTACATCGAGAACGCCATGGGCGAGAAGGAGGACTAAAAATGGCTATTGACATTTACAAGACCAAGACCATGCTGGCGGCTGTCCGGCAGATGAGCCCCGTCACGTCTTTCCTGCGTGACCGCTATTTTCCCACCGGATCCGGGGACATGTTCCCTACTGAGGAGGTGCTGGTGGAGTACAAGGACGCAAGTGGCAACAAGCTGGCCCCTGTCGTGTTGCCCCGCAAGGGCTCCATCTCCGTGGAGCGCGAAGGGTACAGCACCCACAAGATGGTGCCGCCTCTGGTGGCTCCCAGCCGCCCCCTGACCATTGATGACCTGAACAAGAAGGGCTTCGGCGAGAACCTGTTCAGCGACCGTACTCCCGCCGAGCGTCAGGCTGAAATCCTTCTCCAGGATTTGAAGGACTTCGACGAGATGCACACCAACCGGGAGGAGTACATCGCAGCAAAGTGCATGTTCGAGAACGGCTATGTGCTGCGGCAGTATGCCGACAAGTACGGTGAGGGTGAATATGTGGAGTATGTCATGAAGTTCTATGACGAGGGCTCCAACCCCGCCGTCTACACTCCCGGCGTGAAGTGGAACGAGAGCACTTCCGACAAGGTGTCTGACCTGTACCAGATGATCCGTATGCTGACCACCGTTGGCAACAACGCAACCGATGTGCTGCTGGGCGCGGATGCCGCCGAGGCGTTGCTGGACGATGAAAAGCTCCAGAAGCTACTCGACCTGAACAACTACCGCATCGGCCAGATCGACCCCGTGACCCTGCCCAACGGTGCCGCCCGGCTGGGCCGCCTGAATATCCGTGGCCGCATGATCGACCTGCTGACCTATGACGGCACCTATGTGGACGAGGAGGACGGGAAGGTCAAGCCCTATGTTCCCGAGAAGCAGATCTGCGTGACCGCGCCCAACGCTGGCCGTGGCCTGTATGGCGCTGTGTCTCAGATTGAGCAGTCCGACAACATGTGGCACACCTACATGGGCCGCCGGGTGCCCCGCCACTGGACGGAGAAGAACGCCCGCGAGCTGACCATGTCCGCCCGCCCGCTGTTCACCCCCCGTACCAAGAACCCCTTCATCTCTGCAACTGTCCTGGGGGAATAACCCCCTCTGCTGAGGCTGCTGTGATCGGCAGAGGGCAGATCGGAACAGCGATTTTAGGAAGAAAGTGAGGTAACACCATGGCATACGAACCGACCACCTGGAACGACGGTGACCTCATCACCGCCGAGAAGATGAACAAGCTGGAGCAGGGCGTCAAGAATGAACAGGTTGGCCCGCAGGGCCCAAAGGGAGACCCCGGGGCGCAAGGCCCCAAAGGGGAAAAGGGGGACCCCGGGGCGCAAGGGCCTAAAGGCGATACTGGAGCTGCTGGCCCGTCCTACACGCTCCCGGCGGCTACTACTTCGGCCTTGGGCGGAGTGAAGCAGGCCGGCGTAGTGCCTGATGCCGCCGCCGCACCCACCAAGGAGGAGTTCAACGCCCTGCTTGCCAGCCTGCGGGCGGCTGGGATTATTGCGAGTTCCTGAGCAACAAAACAAGGAGGAGTAAAGCGTGATTCAGATTATTCGTGGCGTGTATGGTCACTACGTCACTGACAAGAAGAGCGGCAAGATTCGCGTCGTGGCGAGGGACAGCCGTTCCGCGCCCTTTGAACTGACCGCCGAGCAGGAGGCCCGTTTAGTCTCCCAGGGCGTGGCCCGGCATGTGGACAACGATGAGACCGGCGCGGCTCCCATCGGATTCGACGAGCAGCCCCCCGCGCTTCCTGAGCTCCCGGACGGCGTGACCGCAATCCCTGAGTACAGCGAGGACATGACCGCCAAGGAGCTGCGGGACATCGGGAAGCTGTGCGGCCTGACCTTCAAGGTCGGCATGACTAAGAAGGAGATGGTGGACGCCCTAGACGCTCACATCGAGGCCAATATGGTGGAAGGTGAGCTGGGAGCGCCAGGCGATGAGCTCGCGCCTTCTTTCGACGCCGCCGAGGCGGTGCAGTAATGGGCTTCAAGGATATGGTGGAGGCTGACCGTCTCAACGTATTTTTGAACCTGGACTTCTTCGGGGAGACCTACCACATCGAGGGAAAGGACATCCCTATTGTCATTGACAACGATGAACTGAAAGCCCGGCAGGGTGGGCAGGATCTGGCGGTGGCGGAAAGCGCTACCCTTTTTTATGCCCGCGTGGAGGACTTGCCTCCCAGACGGGCCCCCGGTCAAAACCTGAATGTCAACGGGCGGGAGTGCATCGTGGACGATTGGCAGGTTGATATGGGCATGGCGACCGTCGTGCTCCGGGAGAACATCATCGCATAAAGGAGGCCGAGGCCATGTCTGTGGTTCACATGCTGGACACCCTGACGGAGTGGGCACGGCAAAACATCTGTGAGCAAATCAAGCTGAAAGTACCGCCGGAGAACACGGCCCCGGATGATTCCGGGTATGCCTATAATCTGGCGACCCCTGCGGCGTTTGCCATGTACGTCCCCACGTCCGACAAATTGTCGCCCGGTATCCATGCACCATTTCCGTCTTTATGCGTCCGGTTCGTCACCGGCCAGGACGTACCAGCGGAAGGCAGCGGCTCGGTCGAGGTGCAGTTATGTTTTTCGGCCTGGAACCCCGGCACCCATGGGGAGGACGTGTTCCTCCCCAATGGGGACGGGACGATGCACCGCTGGACGGGAGAAGATGCGGACGCATATTTCAAGCGAAACGGAGATGGCTGGCGGGATGCCTGGAACTTCGTTGACATCGCCCTGTGGGCGGTGGAAAGCGTAACATCCATCGGCGGATATACCATTGATAGGGCCAAGCCTATCAAGTTCGGCCCGTTGACTGAGCAAGAGGCAATCCCGGACTTTTATCCGATGTGGTTCGCCTGGGTGTCCTTCACCATCAACTATCCGCTTGTGCGGAACATACAAGGCATACAAAAATTCCTGTAAGGAGGGAACAAAATGGCAGATTACAAGCACGGCACCTATGGCGAGTTTGCGGCGAGCATCGGCGACGTTGCAACGCAGGCCGGAACGATTGCTGTGTACGTCGGCCTTGCGCCGGTGAACCTGGTGCGGGGCTTTGAGCAGTACGTCAACAGCCCGGTCAAACTGTCCAATTTCAACGCTGTCAAGCGTTATTTTGGCTATTCTCCCGACTGGAGCACCTTTGACCTGTGCGAGGCGTTCCAGCTTCACTTCGACAACGCGGCGGGCAATATCGGCCCCATCGTGGCGATCAACGTCCTTGACCCCGCGAAGCACAAGAAGGCTCAGGAGACCACCAAGGAACTCGCCTTTGCCAATGGACAGGCCACCATCCAGAGCGGCACCATCATCCTTGACACTCTGGTGCTGGCCGATAAGGTGGAGGGCGTGGACTTCTCCATCGACTACGACTTTACCAAGGGTCAGGTCATCATCGACAGTCTGGGTGAGAAGCTGACCGGCCCCGTACAGGCCACGTTCAGCGAGGTTGATATCTCCACCATCACCGAATATGACATCATCGGCGGCATGAGCGCTGCGGGCGTCTACACCGGCCTGGGATGCGTCGGACTTGTCTACCCTGAACTGGGTCTGATCCCGAATCTGATCGCCTGCCCCGGCTGGAGCTCCAAGCCCAAAGTATACGAGGCAATGGTCAAGGCAGGCACTAAGGTAAACGGCCACTGGGATGCGGTCGTATTCGCTGACATTCCGCTTGAGGCAGCCGCCGCAAAGGTGGGCGAGGCTCGGGGGGAGGATTCGATGGTCGGCGGCCAGGCGGTGGACACCATAGAAAAGGCCATCAAGTGGAAAGATGAAAACGCATATACCAACGAGCGCTCAAAGGTTTTCTGGCCCAAGGCTATGGATACCTCCGGGCGCATTTTTCATGCCTCAACGCTGGGCGTCTGGCGGCAGATGCTTGTGGATGAGACACACGACGGCATCCCCATGGAGAGCTGTTCCAATAAGGCCATCCCTGTGGCTCGACAGTATTTCGGGACTGACGCTACCAACCGGGGATTTGACCAGCAGCGTGGCAACGAGCTCAACGCCCAGGGCATCACGACCCTTGTGTACTGGGGGGGCCTGTGGGTGCTGTGGGGGCCCCATACGGCGGCATATAAGTACGGGCAGGTAACAGACAACCGCGCAATCTTCGATAACTCCATTCGGACGATGATGCACATCACCAACAGCTTCCAGCAGGAGCACGCGCTGACCATCGACCGGCCCATGACCCGCGCTATGGCCGACACCATCAAGAACCGCGAGCAGGAGAAGGCGGACGCGCTGGCCGCAGTGGGCGCGCTGATTGGCACGCCTGTGGTGGAGTTCACCGAGGAGGACAACAGCACCGGCGACCTGGTGGAGGGCAACTTCACCTGGGCGACGAAGGGAACGCCAACCCCGCCCTTCAAGAGCGGCACTATGCGGGTGGCCTACACCACGGCGGGCTTTGATTCTTATTTCGGGGAGGTGGAGTAAATGGCGGGCGCATTTGTCAACATCTGCGGCCCTGTCGTGGCCGACACCGCATATTCTAACGGCTCCCTGGTGGCCCGTGATGTGGCTATCACCCTCCCGGAGGTAACGCCTCTGACGGCAGACCTCCAGGCCATGGGCACCTTCACCTTGCCTATCTGGCAGCTCCTGGACAATATGGAGGCGTCCCTGACCAAGATCGGCGTTGATATGGGGCTCCGTGCCCTCATCAAGCCGGATATGAAGCCGCTGGAGTTCCGTTGGGTGCAGACTATCACCGACGCCAACGGAAACACCAGAAACGTGGGGTGCAAGGCGTTTCTACGAGGCATCCCGAACAAGATCCCCGGCATTGGACTTGAGGTCGGCTCCGCGTCGGAGAATGAGGTCACCATCACCGTCACCCGGTACAACCTGTTTGTTGACGGGCAGGAGATGTTCCTGATTGACCGGCTTGCCGGAAAGTGCCGCATTGCCGGTACTGAGTATGGAGATGTGAGCTCCATGCTTTAACACACAAGCCCCGCCGGTTACTGCCCGGCGGGGCCTTTCCATAAGGAGGACACCATGAGCAAAAATACACTGAAACTGGGCGAGCCCATCACCATCAACGGGAAGCAGGTCTCTGAGCTGACCTATGACCCCATGGAGATCACGGCGGCGCAGTTCTCTGAGGCGTGCGCCCGGAGCTCCGCTATCAACAAGAGCAAGTCCTTCTCCTTCAAAATGCGGGAGAACGACTACGCACTCCACCTATACCTTGGCATGTTCGCCGTTATCGCGGTAAACCCGGAGATCGACATCTCCGATCTGGAGCGCATCAAGGGCTTTGACGTCCTGGCGCTGACCGACATTGGCATGCTTTTTACCTATCGGAGGTCGGGGGCAACCTCCGGGGAAAAAACCTCCGACGAGCCCTACGAGAGTACAGCCGAACCTTCCACACAAGCATCCGAGAAACTGGACAAATGAGGCTGACCGACTTTCTCCAGGAGTTCGGGGAATCAGTGGAAGAAGAGAAGGGGCGGCAGGCCAAAATGAAGGCCAACAAGCCACCCTGTAAAGGGAAGCGCCATAGGTAGGAGGTGAGGACACCATGGGCAAGGGGAAAGAGTTCCGAACGACTATCAACATCGGCGGCGACATCGACCCGTCAGTACGGGCAGCAATCGAGAGCATGGCCGACAGGCTGGAAATGCTGGAGGGTGTGGCGGATGATGCGCAATCTCAGCTCGAAGAACTGGAGAAGGCATCCAAAGACCTAAAGGGCGGCTTCACCATCGCCAAAGGGGCCGCCGCTGACCTTGTGTCCAGCGGAATCCAAGCCATCGCCGGAGCAGCCAAGGATGCCATTACCGGCATTTATGGCTTGGCAGAAAGCACCCGCGAGTTCCGGCAGGATATGGGAACCCTTGAAACGGCCTTTGACCGGGCCGGATTCTCAGCCGATACCGCGACCGAGACTTGGAAGGGCCTCTATTCTGTGTTCGGTGAGGATGACCGGGCAGTTGAGGCGGCGAACAACATTGCCCGCATGGCAGACAGCCAGGAAGAACTTGACGAATGGGTGCGCATTACCACCGGAGTGTGGGGCACCTACCAGGACGCGCTACCTGTTGAAGGGTTGGCCGAGGCCGCCGGTGAAACTGCAAAGGTGGGTAAAGTCACCGGAGTAATGGCCGACGCTCTGAACTGGAGCAGCGAGGCTGCGGAACTGTTGGCTGAGTATATGGGAGATGACGTTACAAACGCCGAGGACGCCTTCAACGTGGCCCTGTCGGAGTGCTCCGACGAGGCGGAACGGCAGGCTCTTATCACCGACACCTTGACTGTCCTTTACGGAGAGGCCGCCGACAAGTACGAGGAGACGGCGGGCACCCTCATGGATGCCAACGCAGCCAACGCTGACTACACCCAAACGCTGGCCGAAATGGGAGAGCGAATAGAGCCGGTCACCACGGCGGTGCAGCAGGGCTTCACCAAGATTTTGAACAAAATTATGGAGCTCATTGGCGAGACCGACTTCACAGCCATTGCCGAGCAGGTCGGAGACCTGACCGACAAGGCCATAACCCTGGCCGAGGATGGCATCGGGTGGCTCAAGGACAACATGGATTGGCTGATCCCTGTCGTGGGCGGCCTGACCGCAGGATTGGTAGCGTATAAGCTCCTCACCTTCCAGGTTGCCGAGGGAGTAACCCTAATGACATTGGCCGAAAAGGCTAAAGGGGTTGTTATGGCTATTGCCACAGGACAAACGACTGCGGCAGCCGTTGCGACAAACGCACTCGGCGTTGCGACAAAATTCCTATTCTCTCCGCTGACCATAGCTATTACAGTCATCGCGGCCCTGACGGCTGGCGTAATTTGGCTATATAACAACTGGGATACCGCCAAGGAGCACCTGATCGCCTTCGGGAACAAGGTGAGCGAGATATGGAACAGCATTGCCGGATGGATAACCGGGGCCATTGAAACGATCAGCCAGTATTTCCCGGTCTTCGGGGCATTCTTGGACGGCGTATGGCAGAGCATCCGGGACGTGGTCGGGAACATCAAGGCCATTTTCGGTGGAGTAATTGACTTTATCAGCAACATCTTCGCCGGAAACTGGGGGGCCGCGTGGCAGAATATCGTGGACATCTTCGGGAACATTTTCGGCATGATTATGAATATCGCAAAGGCCCCGATTAACGGCGTGATTTCCATTGTGAATAAGGCCATTAACGCAATCAATTCCATTGGATTTGATGTGCCAGACTGGGTTCCGCTTATCGGTGGCAAGGGATTCCATATCAACATCCCGAACATCCCGCTTCTTGCTACCGGCGGCTTCACCAATGGCCCGTCCATCGCGGGCGAGGCTGGAACCGAGGCAGTTATCAGCTTTGACCCGGCCTATCGGGCGCAGAACTTGGCATACTGGGCCAAGGCTGGTCGCATGCTTGGTGCGGACGAGGACGGGACATCGTTCAGCTTGTCCGGCGGAAGCTCCGGTGGGGACGTGAACCTGGGCGGCGTGACCTTCGCGCCCAATATCACAGTTACCGGGCAGGCCGACAAGGAGAGCATCATGGATGCCATCGAGGCCGAATATCCGGAATTTATCGACATGCTGGAAGCGTGGTTCGCAGGAAGGGGGAAGCCGGTCTATGGCTAGTATTCACACTACCGTTGAAGGCGACACCTTCGACGGCCTGGCGCTGGCGTATTTCGACGATGAGAAGCAGTCCAGCGCCATCATCCAGGCCAACCCCGACCATTGCGGCACGCTGGTCTTCGGGGCCGGGGTTGAGCTATATATCCCGGACGAGGCAGCTATAACACCACCTGAGACCCTGCCACCCTGGAGGCGTGAGACATGATAAGGATTACCTATAAAGGTGTGGACATCACTGAGAGCGTATCCATCAACCGCTGCTACCACGACATGTATGCCGCCGGTCGGGCTGATACTCTCAACCTGCGTGTGAATGATGTGGATAACTTGTGGGATAAGTGGACACCCGCCGTCGGGGACGAGCTCAAGGTGGACTATGGCACCATCGGCACCGGAACCATGTTTCTTGCGTCTGCGACGCCGCGCAACTGGACATATGACCTGTGCGCTTGGTCGGCCCCTGCATCCGGTTACAAGGTGCAGAACAAAGCGTGGAAGCAGGTTCGCTTATCTCAGATAGGGGCGGAAATCGCCGCCAATAACGGCCTGTCCTTCGCCTCCTACGGGGTGGATGACAGGCTGTATCCCTATCTGCTCCAGTCCGGGGTGAGCGACTTCGCGTTTCTCAACCGGATCTGCACTTTGGAGGGCTGTGCCTTCCTGGTGTACGACAAGAAGCTGGTCGTGTACTCCGAGCCATACATGGAGGCAGCGGCTCCGTCTGAGGTGCTGACCGTGACCGTGGACGGCGATTATGAGTACACCGACCGGCGGGCGGAGCTGTATGGCTCCTGCATCATCACCGGAGGCGAATACTCCGGCGAGTTCGACGCGGGCAATGGCGTGGGGCGCGTCCTGCGGCCAGAGACACCCCCGAACATATCGAGCAATGCGGAGGCCGCCCGGTATGCGAAAAGCCTGCTGAGGGCCGCAAATAAGGGCTGCTGCGCCGGGTATGTGCGGTCTCGCATTCTGCCCGGCTATGCGGCGGCCTCTACTGTTACTCTGGAGAACAGCCGGGCCCCCTCCTGGGACGGGGCGGTGTTCCTGGAGCATGTACGGAACGACTACGGGGCCGGGAAAAGTAAAATCTTTTTCCGCCGCCCACTGGAGGGGTATTGATGATCAACAAGGGCTATGTATCCGACATCAAGGAGGCTGGGAGAAAGGCTACTGTGGTGCCAGCCTTCGAGGGAACGAGCGTCAGCGTTGAACTTGTGGTGCCCTTCTTCTTGTGGGAGTGCCTGGAAGTCAAAATGCCGGTTGTGTATGCCGTGTTCCCGGATAATACCGGGGTTGTTCTGGCCCGGATGGATGGGGAGTGGAATCACAAGCTCTATGATGGACTGGAACTAGCCACGGGTGATATGAGCATCCCAGGCGGAGACCTGAAAACTGGAGCGGTGCCGAGCTACAACGGGCACACCCATAGCGGCGTCGAGGCTGGCCCAGGGGTCACCAATGGGCCGCAGTAAGGGGGAGCATATCACATGACATTCATTGCAAGGTGGGGGCCGAAGGGGTTCCTGACTTCCCCCACGAAAATCGTCCCATTCAATGGGTTTTCCACATCGTTGACCCTGAAAGCGGACAGCGAGAACGACACCAGCGGCACAAACCCGTCCAATACACGGGGGCGGGAGTTGCGCCCCATCTCCTTCGAGACCACCTATTTTGCCGCTGCGGGGGTAGACCCCAGGGCGCAGGTGGAGGAGTGGGAATCCCTGTTGGGGCAGTCCCACCCGCTGTATATCGGCGAAAAGCGGTTCGGGCCTGCCAAGATGAAGCTGACGGCAGTCTCCACCTCAGAAGTGCAGATGACGGCGACTGGCAAGTGGATTTCCTGCAAGGTTGCCATGACGCTGGAGGAGTATTCCGAAGGCAAGACATCGGCTCTGGTGGATTCCAAGGGCAACAAAGCCGCCGCGCCCAGCAATCCCACAAGCGGCGGTGGCTCAGCGCGCGCCCAAAAGGCCACATCCAACTACAAGGCCACCATAGCGGCCAAGAAGGCGGCCATGGATGCCACAGCCTCAAAGTCAGACAAGGCGCAGAAAAAGGTAAGCAACTGGGCAAGGCAAAAAAACGATGGATAAAGGGGGCGACGGAACTATGAGAGCAAACGGGAACGGAGCCCCGAACGTGTGCGCGTCGAATCTGCTGCGGCTCATCCGTGGAGAAGTCCCCTATGAGCGCATAAAGGGGCTTGACCCGCGCATGATTGACAAGCCAATCACAACGGCTGAACCAGAGATCCAGCAGGACGCCGAGTGGCTGCTGGAGACCTACGAGCCCCGCGTCACAATGGACGGTATATCCGTCGCGCAGAATGACACCGGCGGCGGCTACGTCGTGGCGGCAGATGTCACAGAAAACACATAGGAGGTGGGCCGGATTGGCAGATTTTAATTTTGTGGAGACCGACAGCGCCAAGCTCTACACCGCGATCATCGGCTCCCTGATGGATGAGTGCAGAGAAGCGTTGTACCCCGGCGACGAGCGGCGCATCTTTGGCGAGGCCTTGGTGGCGGTGTTCGTGGCCTTATACAACGAGTTCAACGACAAGATGAGACAGCGCACCTTGCAGTATGCCAGGGGCGAGGTTCTGGACGCCCTGGGGGCACGCTACGGCGTGGAACGGGCGTCGCCGGCCAGCGCATCGGCGACCTTCCGCTTTACCGCGTCGGCGGCCCAGGCGGAGAACATCATCATCCCGGCGGGCACCCGCATCACAACGGATGGGAGTGTGTATTTCGCCACGCAGGAAACCGCCGTCCTGCCAGTAGGGGCGCAGACCGTGGACGTGCTTGGGGTGTGTACCGCCGGCGGCTCCGCTTACAACGGGTTCGCCATTGGAACCATCAAGACACTGGTTGACCTGATCCCCTATATCTCGGGGGCGTCCAACACGACCACCAGCACCGGCGGCGACGATGGCGAGCCATACACCGAGGAGGGCGACGACCGGCTGCGGGAACGCATACGGTTGGCTCCGTCCACACTGTCCACCGCTGGCCCGGAGAGCGGGTACAGATACCACACCATGACCGCCGACCCCGATATCGTGGACGTTGCCATTGACTGCCCAGAGGATGAGCCGAACACGGTCAACATCTACCCCCTGATGAGGGGCGGGGAGATCCCTGACGGTGACACGCTGGAAAAGGTGCAGGCGGCTATGGCCGACGACGTGCGTCCCATGACGGACAAGGTGCAGGTTATGGCCCCGCAGCAGGTGGAATACACCATCAATATCAAGTATTATTGCACCAAGGATGACGAGGCCGCCACCATCGAGACAATCGAGGGAGACGGCGGGGCAATCGACCAATATATTGCTTGGCAAGCGGCGGCGCTGGCGCGGGACATCAACCCTGACCAGCTCCGCCGTTTTGTGTTGGCTCCGGCCAGCGGCACCGGGGCCCTCCGGCTGGAGGTCACGAGCCCTACCTTCCAGGAGCTCACGAAGGCCCAGGTAGCGAAGCTGTCTGGTGTCCCGACGGTGTCCCATGAGGTGGTTACATGAACGAGATGAAACTGAGCACGCTTGAATTTATCCGGCTGCTACCCCAGTTCATGAGAGAGGACGGGGCGGTCAAGGGCCTGTCCGCCGCCATGGACGAGATTGTGCCTGAGCTGGCGCAGAGCACTGCCACCCTGTCCACGTGGGATCACATCGACGAGCTGAGCGAGGACGAGCTGGACGCCCTGGCCTGGGAACTCAATATCCTGTGGTATGACACCGGCGCGTCACTGGATACCAAGCGGGCCCTGATTAAGGACAGCGACCTGGTCTATAAGCGCCTGGGCACGAAGTGGGCGGTTGAGAACGTCATCAATAGCTATTTCGGAGAGGGATATATAACCGAGTGGTTCGAGTATGACGGCCAGCCAGGACGCTTCCGGGTGTACTCCAGCAACCCGTCACTGTCCAATGAGAAACTGACCGAGTTCCTGAACCTGCTGAATAAGGTCAAGCGGGCCTCTGCAAAGCTGGACGGTATCTACATCACCCTGACCGGGCAAATGCCGCTGTGCGCTGGCGTTGCCTATCGGGAGTATGGTGCCGAACAGTACGCCATCGGGGCGACATTGTAAAGAGAGGGAGGATACCATGGCAAAGTTCCAGAACAACGCAATTACAGACAACGGGCGGGCCCTCCTGTCTCATGTGCAGATGGGGGCCGTATTCACGCCGACAAAAATCGTACTCGGCTCCGGCTATATCCCGCCCGGCAAGACGGCCAGGACGATGACGGAGGTTGCTTCTCCGGTGAAGGAGCTTCCGATCACCAAGAAGCAGCGGACAAACGACGCAAAGGCCATTTTCGGCGGGGTGTACTCAAACCAGGACATCACGCAGGATTGGTACTTCCGCGAACTGGCCCTGTACGCCAAGGCGGTTTACCCGGAAGGCCAGGAGATCGCGGAGGTGCTGTACTCCTACGGAAATGCCGGAGACCAGGCGGATCTCATGCCCTCCTACGCATCCGGACAGCCGGTAGAGCGGCAGATGGATCTTGTGGTCTATGTGGGCAACGACACAAAGATAGACCTGACCATCCAGAGTGGCGTATACATGACCCGCCCAGAAACAATCGAGCTGATCGAGGAATACTTGGCGGACATTGACCTGAGCATTACCGACATTACAACGCAAAAAAAATATAAATGGGGCATTGACAACGGGATTGCCTACTTAGAAGAAGTTGAATGAGGTGATACAAATGGCAAAAGGCGAAAAATTGCCGGTAGTAATGGCCTCACAGGTAGGCCAGCCGAGCGGGGTTGCCGGACTGGATGAGAGCGGCAAGGTGCCTCATGCTCAACTCCCCGCCATGGGCTACATCCCCACTACGGAGAAGGGCGCGCCTAATGGCGTGGCGACGCTGGGGCCCGATGGCAAGGTGCCTGGTGAGCAGCTCCCTGACATAGGTGGATTTTATGAGGTGGAGGAGGCGGTGCCTCCGGCCTCCCGGAAGGCAAATACGCTCTATGGCCTGATTCTGGCGGATTATACAGGGACAGGAGGTGAGGGGTAATGGCACAGGTCTATGTCTGGGGAAAATACAACTTGAATGTCAAATATGAGGAAGATCACTCTGCGCATGCCCCTAAACAAGGGGATATCAATAATTTTTGGGTTGGTAAGAGCTATTCCTTTAGCGCTGTGAGTGGGAAATATACCCTCAATAACGCACTTGAAATGAGTAGGGAGAATGACGCAGCTCAATACCCATATGCCATTGATGGAGCCATGGCCGGAGACGGTGTGTATTACGCGGAAGAAGCGTACGGAATTAACAAAACAGCAGGCTGGATTTCGAGCTCTGGTAAGTTGGCGTATAGAATACCTGATACACTCTCTGGGAAAATCTTCTATCCAGTCTATTATGGTGCCAAGACCATAAAAGAGAAGGGCGTGTACATTGAAGATGTGACCAGTGAATCCGAAAATACCTATCCAAAAGACGGAATTAGTGGAAGCTACTATTATGTATTTAAGTATGCAGTTCCCGGTGTGCCGTCCATCACAGTTCCAGGTGCCGCCATGATTGGCCATGCGGTCGATATTTCCTGGGAGGCCGCAGACAGCGCGGAGAGCTACAAGCTGGAGCGCAGGGTGGATTCCGGCGGCTGGACGCAGGTTTACGAAGGGGCCGGCTTGACCTATGCCGACACGGTGCAGGTCGAGTGGTCGAACGTGCAGTACCGTGTGTCCGCAAGTATTTCTGGCGTATATGGCGATCCCATATTATCCAAGACCGTGAACATCGTCCCGTCAACTACATTAAGAATATCCATGCCGGAAGGCAATATTGGGGAAATCAAGGGGGCGATAACGTATACAGCATTGAGCGACGCTCCCCGCGACGCTATTTACATTTCGGAGGTTTTTGAGAACACCTACAGCGATTACCAGAGAGAACTGACATTAAAGCCTGGCGATAGTGTAACTATCCCGGTATCCAGGTTTCCGAGCGCGGCAGGAGGACGGTTTACTGTAAAGGCAAAGGTACAAATTAGCGATAATGCTTGGGCAAATGAAAACAGACAGTTATCCTACACCAAAACGCCTACCTCAATGCCAGACAGCCCGTACCGGGTGGAGCGGCTACAGGGCAAGGAGTGCGATGTCATGCCGCAGACCTTGGCCGAAGCGGTATTTATGCCAGATGGGAAAAGCGTGGCGGCATATATGGATTTCATCAAAACGAGAGCGACAGTGGTCACCGGAAGCTATGTGGGGACTGGAGATTATAACAGTGGAACCGGATGGGGGAGCAGTAACCCGACATCACTGACGTTTGACTTTGCCCCCAAGTTGCTTATTATTGGTTGGCAAGAAACACTCGATAATGGTTTTTTCACCAGTAATTTAGGGGATCGGGTCACCTCTGATAATTACTATTCTATATACACAGGAGCTTTAACGACACAGTTTAAGCAGTATAGAGGCTTTGGTGACCCTTCCGGCAGTTATGCAAAGAGGTCATCAGACGGTAAGACTATAACGTGGTATGCTACTGGTCATGCAAACGCTCAGAGAAACGACAGAAGATACAAATATTATTACCTTGCCATCGGCTGA